ATGCTCTCAAAGTTGGGTTGATAGCCAGGATCATTCTCCATAGCTTCAATCACACTATACATTCGCAACACCTTGGCTTGAATAATATCAAGAATGCTAGCTACTCCTCGCGGATAATAGTTTGCTTGACGAATACGACTGTTTGGATTTTGATAGTCGCGGCTCTTGCGTTCTTGCAGTTGTGCACATTCGTGCAATATGGCAATGCTTTCTTTAACGTGTGGCGTCACAGCAATTGTGTTTGGATTAACCTTGGCCACGTGAGAGTTTCTTGTAGTTTTTGCTTTGCTTGAGGTGTGAGCTTTTGCTTTTGGCATGAATTCCTTTGCGCCGAATTTTCTTGCGTTTTACTTTGGGATTGCTGTTTTTCATAAATTTATTGTATACTATTTAGAGAGATTTGTAAAGGACTTTTTAGGCTTGTGCTTTTTCAGCGAGATGGTCGGCGATAAAGCCGAAATGACGCTCATATACGTGCAGCGAGCCGACTTGCCAAGTGATGCTGCCAGCGAGAATGGTTTGACCAGTGCGCCGCACGAGACTCTCAAGCATGCTCCATTGAATATATTTTTGCCATGCAAAATCATTCTTATAGCCAAACACTGCATCATTGCTTCTCATTTGAACAATCATGTGCAGGTGGCCATCGCGCAGTAGAAACTGCACGGCATTGGTACAAACAAAGTCGCTCATTCCATCAGTGCACCAATCCTTGTGCATGCTTGGCCGAGTGTAAATCATAATTGCACGACGGCTTTCAGGATTAATCAGCAACTCGTTGCGAACATTTTCGTATTGAGAACCATTCTCTTTGCTTAGCACAAGATAACCATAATTGCTATTGATCAATCCATCTGGACTTGCCACAGCATTCCAGATGGCTGGTGTCTTTCCTGGAATATCATTTACGTTGAGGCTTTGTGAAAGATACCATTCCAATTCATTCTCAATATATTCTGTATTTTTAGCGCCAAAGATTAGCGCCTCATCAGCAATGAAACTTGCTCCAATCAACTCTATGGTTTTCACACCACTTTTGTCTGTTGTGAAAGCTTCATTGATTAGTTGTTGTGCGAGCGCGGCGCGAATGTCTTTTACTTTAATTTGCATTAAATAGATTTTTGGATGATTGCATTAGGCATCGAAAGAATCGTCTGTAGGCCTGCAATGGTCAAAGAGAAAGGCAGATGACTCTTCAACTGGAGCGGGGTTTACTAGTTTTGCGGTAAACCCGGATTTAGCATTAGCGTGAGAATGCAACTCTGTGATGGTTTCTTCTACTTGTGTTAACATATATTTAGTTTGTGGTTTATATAAGACGCGCGGCCGCGCCGTGCCTGTAAATTATTATATCCGAATTACTGCAATGTGTAAAGGATTTTTATGAACGCTGATTCACAAAATCCCAGTTGCAAGTTCAATAATGGTAATGATTACAAGCCACATAAAAGTATTTAATCTCAATGCTGCTTTAAGATTGTAATCACATTTGCAAACCATATCAAACGTGTTTAATACTACGCCGCAAATGGCAAGCAATAGAAAATAATTAAAAACGGTTTGTGTAAAAAATACTTTAAGTAATCGGTCCACCAGAATGCTTGCCCAAACTGTTTCCAAAATTAAATACGCAAATGCAAATGCCGCAATGACTATTGTTTTTGTTTTCATTTTTACAAACGTAAAATTCTATTGTCCGTATTTTACAATTAACGGATGCTTATTAGCATGCCTTACTTTTACTGCTCCATTGTCAAACCCGCGAATACGGTTGCCGTTCATATCAAAAAAGGTGTGGAGACCGCCGCGCGTACTTTCAGCCGTGGTGCGCCCAAGACTGGTTGCCCGCGCGAGTGTTGCTTCATACTGATCGCCAAGCTTGGCCTTATAATATGTTCTCCAAATGAATTTGATAATCATAGGTGTTTTCAGTTAAAGCTTTCAGCAATTTCCTCAGGCGTTGCAATATAGCAAACACCATCAAAGTCGCCGTCAGCATAATCATTGACAACCGCCTCGGCAACAGTGGCCTTCTTTGCAGCAGGTTTTGCAGCAGGTTTTGCAGCAGGTTTTGCAACAGTCTTTGTGGCCTTCTTTGCAGCAGCCTTAACAACTTTTACATTAGCGCCAATTGCCGCAGCATAAAGACCGCGGGAAATTGCTTTTTCTTTGCCTAGGAATGTTTCCAAAACTTGCTTACAAGTGAGGCCGTATTGTTGGCCAGTGCTGTAAAGTGTTTTTGCTGAAAAACCAGCGGCGGCGTCGGGTTGCGCATTGAGCGCATCAATCATTTCATTTACTCTTGTCATATTTTATTTTCCTTACAGAATTATTATACAACAAAAAAGGCCGCTTGTACAGGACTTTTTTCAGTAAAATGCATATTTTTTCTTGTGATTGACAGTCAACAAGTTACGTAAATAAGACAATTTTAGGCCCAAATCTAGCACGCCGTCGGCTTCTTTGCAGCAAAACATGCAGCGGACACAGAATAAAGGCGCCAATCTCATTTTAAAAGATTGGCGCCTTTTGGGTCTTCAACTCTCGGTGACGACACTTTTTAATTTAAGATGTACACATCAGCCCATTGTGGCACATTGCGCGTCATCATCTTTATGGCCCGGTTTGATGCAACAAATACATCAAACACATATGCCCGCCCGCGTGCTGCCTTTTTGCTTGTCACTGCACGACCACGATCTTGAACGGTAAATTTACCGTCGTCAATCTTGTTCTTGAGTGCTGGAATATAAACCTGCGTTCCAAACTTAAAGTCTGGATGTGCGGCCACTGTTATTCCTGGTTTGGCTCTCTTTACATCTTGCGATGCTACACGGCTGCCCCAGCGGTCTTCGCCTGGGCAGTAATATGTAATGCGGGCTCTTACTTTACGCGCAGCTGCTGTATCTGGACGCGTTGCTTCACCATTGGAAGCAACTGAACAGCTGGGTAGAGACAGCACCAATGCTAGGGATATTGCTATTCTTTTCATTGTGTTGTTGGTTTGTGGTATTTTGTTTTGCTTTAGTTTCAGAGAGAGTACCATACCACTTTGCATACTCTTCTCCATTTTGTGCATCGACGCAGTGTTACCTGATGTCTCACACGAGTGCAGAGACGTCTATAGGCGTCTCCATTTGCTTGTAGGAATCCCTACAAAATATTTATCAAAGCATTTATGTCCAAAGCAATTTTACATGCCGTACGATGGTCATCATTGCATCTTGATCACGCTCTTCAAGTAGTGCTTCAAGCCGATTGGTTTCGGCATAAGCTTCAGCATAACTCATGCCATACATTGTTTCACATGATCGCATGAACGACGACTTGTTTCCGGCGGCATCAAATGTTGGCTCTTCAAACATGCCATTCACACCAGTAAGCAGCACCGGATAGCTATTGTCATATGCGCTTTGCAACAGCTCACGTTCAGTTTTAATATAATTGTATGCATCGCGCAATTGGCCATATTTGGTGTTGGTGGCATCAATGTAGTCTTGGCTGACATGGCCGTCAGCAAGGTCTTGCGTCCAATCAGCATCAAGTTGACTCAACCCCTTTTCTTTCTCCACAAAGTCAACCAGGATTGCGAACAATACACATGGCACCAATTCAACTTTATCGCAGTAAGTACGCGGTATAGCACGCGTTAGCCAATGTTGTCGCGAACAGAAGAAGCTGCGGATTTTCTGGTAAACATGGTAGCGTGCAAACTTGTTGGTAAAGAATAGTATTAGTTGTTTCATAGGTGTTTTAATTGTCAACCATTTGTGTAGGAGTGGCAGAAGAGTTCATTGCTTGGGTGATATAACCGATTAGAATGGTTGTCATTTCGGCCTGAATGCGCTCATCACTCCAATTGCTTTCCTTGCGAAAGTCAAGAATCATATCTGGTATGCGCAGAGACGATAACACTACCGTGCCGCCCACAAGTGCATCATACACGGTTGTGTGGTATGCATTGCTGGACGCGTGATTAAAACGCAATTCAACTAGGGCGTCTTCTTTAAAGTGATGTGCGATGGCAATTGAAATAAGTGGAATCATAATTGATGTATCAGTCTTAATGAATGAATTGACACAAGCACTATTCCTATTGTGAATAGCGCTGGATCTTTCATAGCTAGAAAAATCGGGCATAGAATAGCAACCGACAATGTTATTGCGTCAGAGAATGTAAGTTTCATAGTATTTTTGTAAAAGAGATGGTGAATGTTGGTGTTTACCAAATGCGTATTTTGGCAAGAAAAGTGGTGTCGTGATATGCCATCAGATGACCGGCGTTATTGCTTGACACCGTGACGTTAGGATATTTTCTTAACAGTTTGGCAAATTCATTTTTAAAATTTTCCAGCTCTTTTTGAGTCTTGGTGATGCATTCGTCGTCAGTCATACTTTTATGTTGTTATATCCCAATGATGTATAAATTCTTTAAAGCCTCCGCGCCATTCCCAATTGCCATCTCTCAATAGAAAATCGCCAGCGCCTTCAATATCAGCCGACACAAGCTGTGCTTCACAATGGCGATCATTTAATGCCCAACTTGTATACTGCCGCCCAATCACGACTGGATACTTGTCAAGCAGCGCTTGATCTATGCTATTCATATGCGGTGGCGTCCAGTGTGTGTATGACCTTGAACGTTATACACCTGCTCGAAGAAAGCGCGCGTCATAAGCGCGTCGCCTGGGCTGTCCATTTGCTCAAGCAGCGGATCGGTTAGTACATCCTGATCATAGAGCTGATATTCACGTTTCCATTCTTTAAGCGTCTTTTTTTCGTTTTCTAAATTCATAGAGTATTTTTATTTAATAGTTCGCAAAATTCTTTATATGATATTGGAGTATCAACCGCAAGAAGAGCGGTATCGTTTTGTTCGTAGCGCAACCATTCGGCTGGTGTTTTCTTTGTGAAAGCTTTATCCCAGTTGTCGCGCCCTTCAGCGCTAAGGATGCGGCTTTTAATTTCTGCACCAGTTATATCATTGCGTGCTGCCATAAATTTTTTCTTTTACATAGGCTGTATATTTAGAAGAATCACCAAGTGTATTGTAGATGTAATCAAACAGCCAGTTAATGTCATCATCATCAGTGACGCCAATTTGTTCGCACAGCAAATCAAACACGGCATCTTGTGTGCGCAACAAGCTTTGTATGACTTCACGCGAACCTTCAATATTTCTTTCTTCTTCTTTACTAAACTTTTTCATATCTTTCATTTGACCGGTTTAATGCTAGCGCATAGTTTAATTGTTTGATTATTGAGGCATCACAGGGAAATGTTTTGCCTCGGAAAGTATACAATTCTTGTTTAAGATTGGGCGTACCACCGATCGTGTTTTGTTCTATATTCATTTATTAGGTTGTCTATTTGTTGCAAAGCCTCGCATTTGTCTTGAGGCAACAATGTTTTAATAGTGTCAATAAGGCGCTGCTCAGGATTAGGATTCTCGTGACGTGATTTGTGTTGTTTAGCGTGATTCTCACGAATTGCCATTGCGCGTGCTAGCTGCCGATCCGCGGTTTCAAGTTGTGTATATTTGACTGGCCGCGTATGTTTGCTTTGCGAGATTTGCAGCAATTGCCCGTTTTGAAATAAAGATTTGTATTCAACCCAACCGTCAGCATAAGAGTCTCGCTGGTAATCATCGCCTGGCTTTTTATCAGCGTGCGCATAGCTTTCATAAAACTCAATGGCTCCGTTAAAACCGAGACACTGCTCAGTCCACTCGCGAACTACTTTATTGTAACCACGGTTAAACCAGGCCTGCAATTCACCTGCACTCTTATCTACTTTTTCAGGTGTATCAATCCATTCATATTGTGTACGGTTAACCAATAAGTACCCATCTGCAGTAATGGTGTATGCAGTCATGACTTGATCTGGAGTGTCCTTTGTTTGAAAAGCAATGTCTCGGACGCTTTTGCCCCAACGATCAATCAATGCTTGTGGGCATGAAGGCAGCGGATATTCACAGTGTATGTAATCAAACATTCCCATGGTTTATATATTAGTTGCTGGACACGGCGCCGTCATTTGCTTCATCTTGATAGCGCTCAAGATTGAGTGCTTCGGCCCAGCTCATGTTGTATGGGTCGCACACACCGTTGCGAATCAATGCTAACAGCATCTCGATTGCTCGCTGGTTATCAGCAAGAAAATTTACAATAGAGATTGAGCCTCCGCCATAACCCAGATCGCCACAAAGCTTTTCAAGATTGTTCACGCCGGTCCATCCAGCGGTGCGGCACGGGCCTGGGTATTGTTGTTCAAAGTAGGTGTCAAACAATTCGTCAATGTCTTTAGTCATAATATAGTGTGTGTAAAAATTAGCGAGCGCCGTTAACCACGGCTTGATTGAGAGTAGCAGTAAAACTGAAAGAGAAGGTAAGCGCAAGCGAGGCCCACAATGCGTACACATTCAACTCCTGAGGAATAACGTTTGCTTGACGAACAAGCAGGTAAACGCCAATGTGCGAGAGTGAAGCGATTGCTGTAACTAGTGCGATTTTCATAATGTATTTTATCGGCAGGCTTTCTTTGAGCCTTCTTTTTTTCGGTCTTTAAAGTAAACTGTAGCTGGCGCACATTTGTGGCGCGTCAACGCACGCAGTGCAATTGGGCTATAGTCAAATGTAACTGTCTTGTTCTTTTTCATATTAAAAACCAGAGGTGTTGATGCTTGCTTTTTGCAGTCGGTCAAATTCTTCGGTAATGACACTTTGATATTCGCTTTCAGTATCGGTGCTTTGCTTAACAGCAACACTTTTCACAAATTCGCGGTCAGCGGCATGGCGTTGAGCAATTTGAGCAATGAGATTTTTACGAGCGGTGAGAGCAGGAGTGGAAGTATTTTTCATAGTGTAGTTATTGTCGCCTTACAAGATTATTATACACTAAAAAATCCTACTTGTACAGGACTTTTTTGAGTAAAAATGCATATTTTTTCATTTTTATTGATTACCAACGAGTTACGCCAGCACAAAAAATCCTCGGGCCGCAAGAGTTTTGCAGACGCCGAGGCCTTTTGCGGTTTTGGTGAATCAGATGATTCCGCGAGCTTTTAGAGTAACTTTACTATAGTCTTTCAGCAATTGTTTAATTTGCGCGTCCGAGAGCTTAGGTTTAGCATATTCAGCCGGTGTTGCAACCGTAGTTTCTTCAACTGCGTCCACGGTTTCTTCTTCAGCAATTTGTTTTTTATTCTTAGCCATATCCGTTATTTATAAACTTCGTACGGCAAAGTCAATAGCACGGCTAGCTTCATTTTCCATAGGCCGGTTCTTATACCAGCCGCCAGTATCATTGTCTATATCTTTACACAGCTTGGCAACTTCAGATGGTGTAATAGGATAACCACGTTTCATTGCACTTGAGGCAATACTCATCATAATTTTATACATCATGTGATACCAGCCGCCTTCTTGTATTGTACGATATTCCGCAACCATTCGCTTGTTTACAAAAGGGCAATCGGAGTATGACGACCAACGGTAACTGGTGTTGTTGAGCTTTTCTTTGCGGTACTGCTCAATCTTACGACGCATTTCCTCAGGTAGTTTATCAGACAACGACAAGCGCGCAACATTTCCGCTCCATGGATGCTTTGCCATAATCTCATATGGATCAATGAATGGCGCATCGCTGTTGCTAAAGATAAACTTTTTGCTGCCTGGGTAATCAGCCGGCACATAATACATGCGGCTAAGATCTTTTGTTTGAGGATCTCCTAAACCATTGTACTCTTTATTTAGCGCATACCACAGGTGACGTATACGATCAGCCGGTACTTCACATGTTAGCGGGAGCACCACTCTAAACTTAGGATGTTCGTCGGTTGAACTGGCAGAGCTATAACACACATATCGTACATCTCTAAACACGCTTATAGCATCCATCCAATGTCCTTCATAAGTGTCAACATCAAGTGCGGCCCAGCCTCCCCATACACTTACATTAGCATTTGCACGAGTTGTGCCAGTTGGAAATACAGCTGGGCTGATAAGAGCGCTGCCATCTTTACGCTCGTCCTTCTTGGGCTTGTAGCCTGGCTGATTGCTTAGCTTATACAACAAACTTTCAAATGCGTCCCAGGTGTCAAACGTCAGTTGACGATGCGTCTTGTTGTCATAGATGCTTTTAAAGATGGTTAATCTATACTTCATGCGCGGTCAGCAAATGCTTTTTCAACAAGGCCATAGTTGTCCTCATGAGATGGAGGTGTCCAGCCTGGCATTTTTACTAAATCTGGTAATCCAAGTGGGTTTGGCCGGCTAGCTTTAACTCCAACCTGCTTAGTCATGTTTGCACGCAGCACTTCAAACCAGGCTTTTTGAAAATCAACTTGAAGCAGGTCAAGAGTTCCAGCCGCAACCACAATAATATCAATGAGGCTGTCAACAATTTCTTCGCTGTTGCGCTCAATGATTGCGGCCTTACCTTCATTAACTTCTTCCTGCAAAAAGTCATAACGGAATCGGATAAAGCTAGCCAAATCAGCCGGTGATAAGTTTTCAACGGCGTCATTGACTCCATAATACTGATGCATCATGTGCATATCGGTACTAACGTCTTCTTCAACATTTTTTCCGCGGCTCCACACTTCTTTTATTTGTTCCCATCGATGTGTTGCTTGTCTTTGCATATGACTGTCTTGTGTGTTTGTAGTATTCATATAGTAATTTATCAGTTAAAGAAATCATCAAGAGTTGCACGTGGTTCTGCGCTCCAGCCAATTGCATCAAGAATCAGCTCAAGTGGTTCAATGAAAGTCTTGTTGAATTGATGATCATAATTGACATACTTGTTCATATCAAATTCAGCTGGCAGTGTATCCACAAATCCAATAACATTTTCGGCTGTTGGGTTAGGCATCTTAAGTGGAATGTATTTGATACGGTCACCACTTTGAATTGGTTGATATGTATCAGCCAATCCTTTCTGCTTAAGCATATGATTATACATTAGAGCAGCACGCACATGCATTGGTGTACCTTTCTTATAGATGGTTTGTTTATCACGCCACTTTACAATATCAGTAATGCCTCGAGGAAAAGCAACCTGTTCGATTGGAATGGTTGCAAAATGCGCGCGGAACAGCTTGATTGCAGCCTGTGTCTTGGCTTCATCCTCATTGATAATAATCTTAAAGATTTCCTTGAATGCGCCACGGCATACTTTAGGAGTACTGCTCTTGATTGCTTCAATACCCATCATCTTGATTTTAGGCTCGGTGTATTGAACGCCTTCATTGTTGTGAATATTAAGAATGTATCGCTTCTTGGCAGTCCAGATTCCACGGTCAGCAATAGCCTCCCGCTTCATAACCATCGCTGGCTTATAAACATTGGTAAGATCGGCCAAATTTGCAAATGCTTTAGCCAGCATTGGCTCAACGGCCTTGCTGCCAAATTCATCAAGAAATGCAACTGGGTTGTTGGGCTTAAAGCGATCAATCACATCCTTCATGTGAATATACAAACTGTCCGTGTCGGCTGCAATAACTCGATCCACAACGCCTTCATCCTTAAGATATTTGCTAAGCCAAACATTAGCATGCTCTTCAGCCCAGCGAATAACCAACTGGCCTGTAAGTGTAATGCCTTCAGCAACTGCAATATCAAAGTAGCGGAAATAGTTGTTGCCGATAGCACCGTAAAGTGAGTTCATTCATTATGTTAAACAAAATCGTTAATTTCGTCTAGGTTTAAACCTACTTACGCTTTCGCGTAAAGTTCAGACTATATCATCATCCGTCAAACGGACGTCGGGCGCTTCGAAACCACTTGGTTTCTACTCCATTGCTGGATAGTCGTTGCACCTTCTTTACTATTGTAAAGCTTGGCTCAGGATTAGCATGTTAAAGCCTTCCCTGAATTCACCCAATTCATATTATGCATTACTGCATAATCGCCCAATTAGTTTAGGATCTTTATACACATTTGCTCGGTATCAAGCCTAGCAATATCAGAATCAAGTGCTGAAAGTTTGTCTCTTATATTTTTTTTGTTTTCGTTCATAAATTATTATATCAAGATATTCATTAAATGTAAACTAGAATTTTACTAAAACATTCACCATTAGTATCATAAATTTCAGTATCAGTCAAACGCATTACTTTATACCCATGAGAGCTTGCGTATAGATCAAACATAGCGTCCTTGGTAATCTGGTCTGCTGTTGAATGCCAATATGATCCATCCGTCTCAACGAGCAGATTAGTCCCACCAATTTTAAAATCAAATTTATGTGTTCCATCTTCTATTTGGTATTGTTTAAAATACAAAATTTTATGGTCATCACAAAATTTCATAAACATCCTCTCGATGCTGGTGTCTTTATACCTAGGATTTGAAAACATTCTATTATGCATATATTGTCTAGCTTGAGCTCGACGATCATCTGTCCAATATATGCTCTGTTGGTTAAGTGCGACATCATGCTTACGAAGAATACGCAATATAGTATTTGCCGATACACCGTACACATCTGCTATTGCATAAGAAGATTCGTTGTCTTTTGTATATCGTCTAACAATATCTACCTCCTGTGTAAAGTTTAATTTTTCTTTACCGATAGACTGCCGTTTACGAACAGCCAAAGATTTTTTCATATTAAGAACCTCAGGTGAACAGTTCTTAATAGCTTTATAATAAGCAGAATAATTTAAATTATGCTCTTTAGAAAAATTACGAAGCGATTCACCTTGTGTTTTAATCGCAAAAATTACTTGGTTTAATTCATCATCACTAATTATGATTTGTTTTTGTGGAATATAACAGCGCTTATTAACATCAAATCCAAAATTTTTAAGAATTTTAAGTGAGCCATTATACATGATGTCATATGATTTGCATACGTCCTTTAAATTCTCGCCATTTTTGATACGATGTACAAAGTCATTGCCGTGTTGTGTTAACGTCTGCATCTGTTTCTCAAGTCTATTCATAACAATGTTATTTATAATCTACTCAGCTGCCCTAAGCAGCGTTTCCTTTTCCTTCTTCTTGCGAATCATCTCAGCTTTAATGCCAACGCGACGATTGTATAGCTCCTCAATAATCTCTGGAAGGAATCCTTGCTTATCACGACGGAAGCATGCGCCGTTTGCAGCAACCGCAAGATTAGACTCAGGGCTGATGTGCGTCTTGTTGGCCAATACAACATCAGGATTCATGCTTGGTAGATGCATGTGCCGCACAAGTGTTTCAGGACTCATGTTGTACTGAATAATGATGTTGGGGTAAAGGCTGTTAAGGTCAAAACTCATAACCCAATCATACATGCCCGGCACCACCTCCTTGACAAATCCGCCTGGGTAGCTAACCTTTTGACTTGGGCGACTTGGCGGAACCGCAATCTTTTTTAATGCAAGGCGACGGAAGATAATGCTATCCCAAATGGCAACCGTACCCAATGTATCACTATAGTTGACACCACCAAAATATGCAAGCGTAAACACAAGGTTAATCAATCCTAGCTTAGCTTCAAATCGTTCAATAAGTTCAACGTCGACAATGTTGTAGTCCACAAACTTTTGAAAATCCCGCTCATACAGTTTGGCTAGCGTGCCTTCTTCGCCATAGTCCAACTTGTTTTGACCAAGCACTACTTCAGCAATGTTGTCCAACTTGTAGCTTTCCTGCTTGCCATAGGTGTTGAGCGTAAACTTTTGGAACAAGTCCATATAGTCAAGTTGCTGAATGCCGGCGATGTTATAGAGAGTATTCTCACGGCCTTTCACAGTAACCGTCTTTTGCTCAATCTTGCCCCATGGGCTCAGCTTGCTAGCTTCATCACTGCCCAATACTCTACTAATACGATTCACAAGATAAGGAACATCAAAGAGTGTGGTATTCCAGCCGGTAATTACATCTGGAGTATTGAGAGTGTCGCTCCACCATGCAATGAAGTCCAACAGCATTTCACCTTCGGTTTCAAATTGGCGATATTCCTTTTTGAGATGAGGGACGCTGCTAGCGCTGCTGTCATAATCCTTTAGTCCCCACACAATGTATTGCTCAGCTCTGCTGCTCTTTAGTGCAATGGTCAGCACGCTATGCCGCGCCTCACTAGGCTCAGGGAAACTTGTGGTTGTCACGCCTGGGATTACACCATAAGCAGTTTCAATATCGATGTATGCAATGTCAATAAGACGACGGTCATACACAATTTCATTGGGAAACTCCGCCTGAATAAATGCAGGAATGTGACGGTCATTTCCGTAAATCTTAAAGTTAGGAACACCTTCATAGCTTTTTGCAAACTCGCGGCATTCGCTCATGCTGTTAAATCTCATCGGCTCAAGCGGGAGCCCTTCAAGGCTACGCCACTTTGCAGCTTTATCTTTACTTTCCAGATACATTACTGGACGGAATTTGTAACTGTTGTAAACCTTTTTACCTTCGTCATCATAGCCTCTGTAGCGCAGTGAATTCATGTGACGGTCGATGCAAGTATAGAATCCGTTAATCATTATATGTTATTATAAACTAAATCGGCCCAGATGTAAACTACAAACTGGGCCGATTGGGTTTTATTTTGCTCCGCTTTACTTGATAGCAATAGTGCGTGGCTTTTTCACATCAGGAATCACTCGCTTAAGAGCGATGCTTAAGATACCATTAGTAAGTGACGCTTCACCAACATTGACATATTCGGCCAATGTAAACTTGCGCGTAAACCGGCGCGTGCTGATACCTTTGTGCGTATATTCCCGTGTGTCATCTTCACTGTGTTCACCAGTAACCACCAGCGAATTTTCAACAGTTTCAATGCTAAGATCCTCAATAGAGAATCCCGCAACCGCAAGTTCAACCAAGAACGAATCGTCATCAATCTTGACAACATTATGCGGTGGGTATACCTGTGCATTTTCCTTAAACGCGACATCAAAGTCTGCAAAGACTCGATCGAACCCAATGCCCCAGGGGGCTAGTGTATTTATTTTCATGTGTATATAACTCCTTATTAAGCAAGTTTATGGTTTATGTGGTAGGCAAACCCGAAACGGCATTTGTCTTTGCGACCAACCTCGTCACAAATCTATTTATTCTTATTAGACGCAAATTCTTTAAAAGAAAGCAATTTGCGTGAACTAATAATTTCAAAGAAAGTCTTTGCAGTTTGACCATTTAGTTTGTCATAACTAAAATGAACACTGCTGTAAATTGGGCGATAGTGTAGAGTGCGTTCTTTACTGTTGATAAGCAACTGACCAGTTGTAACCATGTCACCTTTGCTTGGGTCACCCATGCGCACTGGATTCATAAATGCGTCATCATTTGGCTTTTGGCTCATTGCCTCAAGAAAGTCAACTGGGTCATTAATCTCAATGTCACGCAAGTAGTTGTTGATTATTTTCCAACGCTCTTCGCTACTTTTTCTTGATTCAATTATTTTTGGGTCGGTAGCATTTGCGCTATACCCTAGCTGCGGAAGATCAATACCATGATTGGTGCGAACACAATGATTCTCGTCTTTAGATATTTCCTTTAAGTTGTAAATATATTTGCGCGGCTTCTTACTGGTGCTATCGGCTTTCTTAACAGTAAATCCGCCTTCAAGAAGATAGCATTTGTCGCTGTTAAAAATAAAAGTTGCACCAGCAAGTTCCTTTTCAATAAGCATCTTTGCTGCGCTCTTAGGGTCCTTACAGAGCAATGAGTTGCGAATAGCAAGGCCGTCCGGTGATATCATTGCTTTCTTTTTGCCGTTTTTACCCTTCTTGGCCAATACTTTACCGCCTTCTTTTTCGTCGCTTTTGACACTAAAAGAAGCACTGATAATTGCTACGCCATATTCATTGACGCCTTCGGTCCAACGAGTGGTCTGATCATCGATGTATAAGCGTTGAATGTTTTCTCTGTTGGAGTTGACAATTTCAATTTCGGTCTTATAGTTGCGATCGCGGTTCTTAGCGCCAACCCAACCATACCCCTTGATATATTTAACAGCTATGCAGCACATAATGGTATATGTGTATTTATATATTTAAGCTATACACCGTTGACTCTTTAGTAACAGCGCGCTCTGTTGTATGAAGGAACCCAAAAGCGGCGCAAATAGGTGTCAGCACAGCTGGTGTATGGCCGCAAATAATAATTGCGGCGGGTTTGAGTATATCCATAAGCGCTATAAGCACTTGGTGCCACATATACGGGAGCTGGTGTGCTGACATAATATGGATCATACCAACTTACATAACAACTGCACTGTGAAAGCGCAAACAACGCTGCTAACAATTTAATCATTTCTTTTTAATGTTACCAATACTATACTTTGAACGCAGGTCCCATTGGCTCTTTACGGCATGTGATATAATCTTAATTTGCTTAAGATTTGTTACTTCCTTAATGCTTTGCGCGTTTAATACGCGCACCAATCCCCAATCACTAAGCAGTGTAATAATGGTATTGCGGCGGCAATAGTCATCATATGTGAATGTTGACGGTTTACCATCAAGCATAAACAATTCTTTAAAATGAACAATAAAATAGCGGCCTTGTTTGTGAAGGATGTGGCAACTTTGATACAACACGTTGTGATCCTTTTTTGAGCTTACGCCAATACGGCTTAATGTTTCCTTTACTTTAAGAAAATCATCCGGCTCGTTTAAATCCACCTCCACCATATCAGCAGGTGTCCAGCCAACAACAGTTTGCAAATCATTCATGGTAATATAAACTATTTATATTATTTTGCATGGCCGCCTTGCACGCGGCTTGCGCGTATACTTGACAAAGCGCTCTCGCTAAATAATGGCAATACTGCTCGCGCTTTTTCAGCACTATAACAATAATGATTCATTAGCAGCTGTACATCTGCACCGTCATCCATCTTCTTGCTCCATTTGCTAAAGCGTTTCTTTGCACGAACGGTATTCTTTAGAAAATCATATTGCATCTTGACTGGCAGCGCAGCATAACGATTCATTTCATTGGCAAGCAACACAGTATCATTATAGTATGAGAGACCACGGTTGACCATGAATGGTACATATGCACGCTCCACACTAGATGCGTCTGCAGCGCCTTCGCTACTGTCAGCTTTACACTCGGCCAATAAACTTTTACCATTGCTTCCTTCATTTATGCTATTGAGAAACGAAAAGAAACTTAATTTTGGAGCAGCTGCTGGTTGCGCACTTTCTTTTTTCTTTGCGGCCATATTACTTGCTCCATTCAACGCTACTCATGAGTTCTGTCATACAAGCAACCATGTTAAGTTCTCTGTCACTTACAAAACATGCCTTGTAACTATAGTCAGCAAGAATAAGAACTGCGCTTGGAATACTGTTGGGAGCAGCGGTGTCATATAGACTATCATAAATCTTACGAAATACAACTGTGCTATCAAGACTGCTGTTGTTGACAACCCAGCTGCGCATACTTTTAAAATCTTTAGCACGCAAGTGTGTTGTGAGTTCAGCAATGTTTTGATCGCTCATGCCTACCAAAATTGCCGTAGGAATTTCACCGCTAGTACTATAGCGCTGACATTCATTTAACACTCGACGCCAATCTGGCGCATAGCGAATAATAAGTTCAGCAATGGTTTTGTCTTGAAAGGCTACGCCTTCTTCTTTGAGAATGGCCGACAGGCGCTTCATAAAGTCGCCAGCCAACGCAGCCAGCTCCTTCTTAGGAGTATTAAATTCAATCACGCTGCAGCGGCTGTGCAACGGCTCGATGATTCGGTTCTTAAAATTACACGTAAGAATAAAGCGGCAATTGTTACTAAACTCTTCAATGAATGCGCGCAGAGCCGGTTGTGTAGACGTTGCTTGCAAATAATCTGCCTCATCTAGAATAACTACTTTATACCCGCCGGCCAACGATACGCTACTTGCAAATTGCTTAATCTTATTGCGAAGCACATCAATACCGCTTTCCTCACTGCCATTAATCATGATGTAATCAAGATCAAGCTGATTGCACAATGCTTTAGCAACTGTAGTCTTACCTAGGCCAGCCGTTCCTGCAAGAAGCAGGTTGGGCAGTTGGCCGCCCTTCACAATGGCATTAAAGGTTTTCTTTAATGCTGCTGGCAGGATGCATTCATCAATGGTTTGTGGTCTGTATCGCTCTACCCACAAATATTCTTTTTCATTCTTTTTCATAATATAGATTTGTTTCTTACGCGTGTTTATTGTTGCAATAGTATTTTATACTACTGTGATTGCTTTGTAAAGGTTTTTAATATCACTAGTCTCATTTTCAAAATCAGCAACATTCTTCTTGTGATAGAGACGTGCAACTTTGCGAATTAGCGGTTTGCCAATATCAAATGCTTCTGCAGCTGCGCCAATGATTTGTTTAATTTGATCACGGCTGTCATCCATCTTGGAGAGTTCAGCGCTAATTTCCTTGATGACATTTAGCATGTCAAGTTTTTGTTCTTCGTCTTCAATATCAATCATAGTTG